GCCGGATCCACAGCGCCAGGCGCATCGCCTCGGCCCAGACGCGCCCGAAGCGACGGATGCGGCGCTCGGCCTTCTTGACGAGCATCCCCTCCGCGGAGCGGATGGCGTCGGCGGACGCCGGGTTGTCGCTGGTGTAGCCGAGCATGTGCGGCGGCAGGCCGAGTTGCGTGGCCATGATCCGCGCGTACAGGTCGATGATCTTCGTCTGGCCGGACGGGTCGTGTGCCGAGAATTGGCCGACCTCGGGAACGTTGCCGTCCTCGTCGCGCTCCAGCGCCAGCATGCGGCCGATGTACGTCTCCCACGCGGACGTGGGCGTGCCGTCGGCCTGCTGGAACGCGGACTCGCTCGCGCCGAGGATGTATCGCTGCGGCGCGCCGTGGAACTCGGCCGCCACCTCGATGCCGAGCAGCCGCCGACAGGCCGCGTCCGAGATGGACATGACGTCGGTGGTGATTTCGCTGCGCCCGACCCGATCGGCTGTGCGCTGTCGGTTCGCCATGCGCAGCACCGGCAGCACGCCCAGGTCGTGGTCGTCGCGGTCGACGACCTCGTAGCCGTTCCGCGTCGGAAGGGTCCAGATGGTACTGACCGGCGTCATCAGGACGACCATGCGTTCGTCGTCCTGCACACACTCGCGAAGGGCGAACCTGCCCATGCGCAGCCTCGCGTCCCACATGAGGGTCATGTCGAGAGGCGACTCGACCGACAGCAGCGGCGGACAGTCCGAACACGCTCCCCCGCCGCAGTCGCACGACGAACCGCCGACCAGGTAGGAGCGCCCGTACACCAGGGAATCCAGGTGGGCCAGGCTCGACTCGTCGAACAGGTCGTTGTGCTCGGCGATCTCCGCCAACTCCGCCGAGTCGGCGCCGTCGGCCCACCGCAGCGCCTCGAGGTCGAGACGCTGCTCCAGGGCCTCGACGCCGATCCGCGGCCAGCCGATCACGGTGTGCAGATTCTTGAGCTGCGGCGGGATGCTGATCCCCAGGTCCCGCACGAGCTGCTCGCCCTCGAAATAGGCATCCCGCAGCTGCAACTTCCAGCGATTCGCCGCGAGTTCACCGCGCATGATCGCCATGAGCTGCTTCTCGTCGTCACTCAGGTACGTCGAGCGGAGCTCGGTCATCTCGGCGGCCATGTTCACCGCCATTTCAGGTCGTCAGCGCAGCACGATGACCCGGCCCTTGCCGGCGCTGCCCTTGGTGGTCTTGGTCCAGGTCCTGCTGTTCATCAAGGTGCGGCGCATCAGGCGCGCACCGACGGCGCACACGGCGAGGTCGACCTTGCGGGCGGACTCGCGGTGCTCCTTGCCGATCGTGTAACCCCAACGGTTGGTCCTGCGGCGGGCGTTGATCACGTGCTGACGCAGCCGACGGTCCCCGTCGTGCGTGAGCGTGTGCTCCAGAACATCCGCGTAGGTGCGCTTGACGGAGCCGGTGAACATCTCCTGGCCGGGCGAGTTCGGCCCGCCCATGTCCCAGCGCACCGCGTGCCGTCTGGTTCCTGTCGAGACCGCGGGGAGCAGGAGTTTGCGGCCGTACCGCTGCGCCCAGTCGTCGATGAGGGCGTCCCAGTAGAGCTGGCCGGAGTCGTCCTCGCCCGAGCCGGGGTCGGCCCAGAAGCCGACGACCTTGTACCGGGCGAAGATCGAATCCACGACGCCGTCGACGGCGTCACGCGGCACCGTCCAGCGCTCGTCGGACGGCAGCCCGATCGGGCGCTGCCACACACCGAGGGTGATCAGGTGCCCGTCGGACATGCGGCATCCGACCAGGCCGGTCGCGTCGTCGGATTTGGATCCGTCGAAGAAGACGACGATGCGTTCGCCGTCTGCGACTTCGAGGTCGGGACGGGCACACGCGTCCCATTGGGGACGGGACATCCACGAGTCCTCGGCCGCGACGACCTGGTTGTACCAGAAGCGTCGTGAGCGGCTCGCGGGGTTGCGTTTGTCGAGGATCGACTTGACCAGGCGCGGGATGTTCAGCCAGGTCGAGTCGCCGCGGACCGCCTCGAGGATTTTCGGCGCCCACTCGGCCGTCAGCGGCGCCTTGAGCGGCGCCTCCAGCGAGTCGTACCAGATGCCCGCGGCGAACGCCTCGTCCTCGGACATCGACTCGAAGGCGTCGCGCGTGCGCTCGGCCACCGAGTCCTCGCCCGGATTGAACGCGTTGGTGATCGCACAGTTCCGGGACATGCCATCGGGCGACTTCGTCCCGTTGCGCTCGATCACGGCCGCCATCTCGTGACCGGAGTTGGACTCCAGCCAGTGGTGGGTCTCGTTCTCGAAGGTGGTGGTCGGCCGGCCGCCCTCGAGCGCGCGCGGCGACGATGTCACAGCCTCGATCCTGGCCCGGCCCCGGTCGGCGTAGATGATCTCCTTGCCGAGTTCGATCCGGTGCGCCTCGATCGTCGCCTTCGTGAACAGCGACGGAAAAAGCGTCATGGTGTTTCGGGTCTGATCCTGGGAGACGGCCGCTAGCTGCACCCACGCCTCCGGGTGCTGCATCCCGATCGGCTGACCGGGCGGGATCCCGAGCGGATTTCCCTCGTCGGCCAGATCTCCCGACGGCCGGCACGGTCCCACGAACTCGAACGCCGACCACGTCGCGGTCAGGGGGTCCTTGCCCCAGCCCTTGAGCCTCTGGATCACGCCGT